ACAGGCGGCTGACGGTTTCGATAGGCATACCCTGCGAGAGCGTGATGGTTGTGGCGAAGGTATGCCGCGCGAGGTGGAAGGTCAGTTTGTTTTTAATGCCGCATTGCTTGCCGATCTCGCGCAGGATGTCGTTGCAATGGCAGTTGCACGGCATATAAAAGACATGGTTGTCGAGCCGCTGATCCGCGTATTTCTCGATGATGCGTTTGGGAATATCCAGCAGGCGGATACGGCTTTCGGTATTGGTTTTCTTACGTCGCGTGATGATCCACAGGTTACCGTCGAACATAGTTTGAAGGTTGTCCGTGGTCAGCCCTTTCACGTCGGCATAAGCCAGCCCCGTGAAGATGGAGAAGACGAACAGATCGCGGATGCGGGCATGCGCCTTGTTGGCCGTTTTATAGTTCATCACGGCCTTGATCTCCTCTTGCGAGAGATAACCCCTGTCCACGCTTTCGGGAGAGTTGATATAGCCCGAAAACGGGTTGAACGGCAGGCGCCCGTCGTTGCGGGCAATGGCGACGATATGTTTCAAGACGATCATGTAGCCCCACACGGTATTTGTGCGGCATTTCTTCTCCGTGCGCAGGAAATACTCGAAATCGTTGATAAAGGTAAGGTTCAGTTCTTTCAGCGGGATGTCCTCCCGGTGGTAGGTATGGGCGAGGAACTCCCGCACGCGCTTACACACGCAGCAGTACTTTTTCCATGTGGCGACCTCACGGTTGAAACCCACCTTTTTCCGGTATTCGACATTGTGCTGTTCGAAGAGTTTCAACAGCGTTTCCTGCTTTACTCCGATACCGAGGTAGGCATCCCGCAGTTTGGCGGCCGTGACATAGCCGTCCGACTGCATCAACTCCTGATAGCGGCGGTTCACCTCGACGCGGATTTTATCGACGGCAAGATTGATTTGCATGGCCTCGACGCTCTTGCCCGTCGCCCGGCCGTTCTTGACATCCCATAAACGCGGAGGAACGTCCATTTTGCAACTGAATTGTTTGACCTCGCCATCTACTGTAAGACGGCACATCAAAGGCAGATCGCCGTTGGGGCGGGCGCTGCCTTTCTTCACGTAAAATAAGACCCGAAACGTGCTTCGCATAATAAACCCGATTTTTGGTTACAAAATTAATGTCTGTCGGGCCGTTTGTCAAGATGAAGAATAACGCAAGTAGCAGTAAAAGAATGCGTTACAAACAAAATTCAAAGCAAGTACCGCGTAATGATCTGGTAACGATTCTTATTCAGCAATAGGCCGTAAAACCGCTTCGAACGAATTTCTGTATAACGCAAATCAATGCGCTATTGATTATAAACCAGCACCTTAAGCCATTCGTTGCGTTGTCCTGCTAATCTCTTGAAAGTTTATTTTAAGGAATTGGCTTATAACTTATTGAAATCCGAAATCCAGACGGATCAAGTGGAAGATTCAATTAAAGATCATATTGAAACGGCATTAAGCAAAATTACTGAAAATCTCTGGAATAACCTCGAAAAACGGGAGAAATGACGCTAAACGACTTAATATCAGAGTTGTTACGATGTCAAATGATGACAAGCCGAAAAATCGGAAAACGCAAAGAAAAGCGGATTTAAGAAGAAGAATGGTTTGCAAATCATTACCCGTAAAAGAGTAAGATTTAACATATGAGAGATGCTATTGCACCGTTTGTCACCGATTTGCGTATCAAGGTCTAACTCGTTGATATTTAACTTTGCAAACAAAAAAACGAGTATGGCAAGAAGTACATTCAAAGTGCTGTTCTACGTGAACGGCAGCAAGGAGAAAGACGGTATTGTCCCCATCATGGGACGAGTGACAATCAACGGTACTGTGGCGCAGTTCAGTTGCAAGCAGACCATCCCGAAAACCCTTTGGGATGCGAAAGGCAACCGAGCCAAAGGCAAGAGTGCCGAAGCACGGAACGTCAATCTGGCATTGGACAACATCAAGGCGCAAATCATCAAGCACTATCAGCGCATATCCGACCGAGAGGCATACGTAACGGCTGAAATGGTGCGCAATGCCTACCAAGGGGTCGGAAGCGAGTATGAGACACTGATAAAGGCTTTTGACAAGGATTGCGCCAACTTCCTGAAACGTGTCGGCAAAGACCGCAGCATCGGCACATATAAGGTCATGGTAAGGGCAAGGAACTATGTCGCAGCCTTTATCAAGTCATTCTACAGACGGACGGACATGTCCATGCTGGAACTTACGCCCGACTTCATCAAGGAGTTTGCGGCTTATCTTACGGCTGAACGGGGACTGAAAAACGCCACCATCTGGCTGAACTGCATGTGGCTGAAAGGCGTGGTCATGCGTGCGCACTATAACGGACTGATACCGAGAAATCCGTTTGCGCAGTTCCATATCAGCCCGAATGTTAAGGAACGGGAATATCTGACAGAGGACGAAATCAAAAGAATCATGGCGCACGAGTTTGACAACCCCACCCTCGCATTGGTGCGAGACCTGTTCATTTTCGCCTGCTTCACCGCCTTGTCTTTCGTGGATATGAAAGAACTCACAACGGACGAAATAGTGGAGGTGAACGGTGAGAAATGGATATTGTCGAAACGGCACAAGACAAATGTCCCGTTCCAAGTGAAGCTGCTGGATATTCCCTTGCAGATAATCGAACGGTACAAGTATCTGTCGGAAGACAGGCTGGTTTTCGGGAAAATCAACTATTGGACGATGTGCAAACAACTGAAAAAGGTAATGGCGGAATGCGGAATAGAGAAGCAAATCTCCTACCACTGCGGACGTCATACATTTGGAACACTGGCTCTTAGCAAGGGGATGCCCATTGAAAGCGTGAGCCGTGTTCTGGGACACACGAACATTGTCACGACTCAAATCTATGCGAAGATAACCACACAGAAACTTGACAATGACCTGTCGATGTTCGGCAACAAACTGAACGCATCGTTCGGAAGTGTAACCCCATAACCAAGCATAGCCATGAAGCGAAGCATCATCACAACGGACGGCAATGGTAACATCACCTTGCCGACCGATATAGGCGCAACCGCCATGAGCGAATGGGAACTTTGCGACCTGTTCGGAGTAACCGCCCCGACATTCCGTGCAGGACTGAAGGCTCTTTGCAAGAGCGGAGTTTTAAGGGAATATGGGATAAGGCGAAGCATACGGGTATCCGATAATTGCAGTATGGAGGTTTACAACCTTGAAGCGATAGTCGCCCTCGCTTTCCATATCGGCACATTCAGAGCGGAACAGGTACGTAATGCCGTTCTTGAAAGACTGTACCTGCGAAAAGAGAAAACAAGCATCTTCTTCTCGCTGAATACCAACGGTATATCCAAATCCGAATACTTCTCGTAGCTGCATGCCTGACATTATTCACTCGGTAAGTCAGTAATTCATTAAGTCAGTACGACAGAACGACAGACGCTCTGACTTTTTCTCCCGAAAAGCGTAATCCGACATTCGCTTTTCGGGAGTTTTTCCGTTTGCACAACCCGTTTCCTGCCTCAAACCATTGAAAGTTTTTGTTTCGGGGGCTATTTGTCACCATTCTGCTGTGTTTTGCATAACAACCTATCCGATAATTGATTATATTTTTACAGCTGGTAATTTTCAAACTTAAAACCATTTGATTATGTCAGCTATCGAACAACAGGACAGCCACAGACCGCCATCGGATGGCGGCATGGCAAAGGAAGAATTTATCCGTGTCGGGACAATGCTCTACAAGATTGTGGAGCAACCGAGACTGAACGGAGGGTATGTGAAGAAACGCATCGCATGGAACAACGAGACCCTGCGACAGGATTACGGCAAGGATTACATCGGCAGCGTTCCCAAGTATGACGGCTTCTGCACAGTACCCGAACACATCGGCTACCGTTCCGTGGTCGGCAAATTCCTTAACCTCTACGAACCGATAGACCATGTACCCCGACAAGGGGATTTCCCCTCTATCCGTTCATTGCTGCATCACATCTTCGGGGAACAATACGAGTTGGGGATGGACTATCTGCAACTGCTCTACCTGCAACCGATTCAGAAGTTGCCTATCCTGCTGTTGGTGTCGGAAGAACGCAACACGGGCAAAAGCACCTTCCTGAACTTTCTGAAAGCCCTTTTTCAGAACAATGTGACTTTCAACACCAACGAGGATTTCCGCAGCCAGTTCAATTCCGATTGGGCGGGTAAGCTCCTTATCGTGGTGGATGAGGTGTTGCTCAACCGCAGGGAGGACAGCGAACGGTTGAAAAACCTCAGCACTACCTTATCCTACAAGGTGGAAGCCAAAGGCAAAGACCGTGACGAGATTGCATTCTTCGCCAAATTCGTGCTGTGCTCCAACAACGAGTATCTGCCCGTAATCATAGATGCAGGGGAAACACGCTATTGGGTGCGCAAGATAGACCGCTTGCAGTCCGATGACACCGACTTCCTGCAAAAACTGAAAGCGGAGATACCCGCCTTTCTCCATTTCCTGCAATACAGACAGCTATCCACCGATAAGGAAAGCCGGATGTGGTTCAACCCCACATTGCTGCATACAGAAGCCTTGCAGAAGATTATCCGCAGCAACCGCAACCGATTGGAGATAGAGATGCACGAACTTGTCCTTGACATCATGGACAGTGTCGGCACGGATACATTCTCTTTCTGTTACAGCGACATTCTTCTTTTGCTGGTACACTCACAGGTAAAGGTGGAGAAACACCAAGTCCGAAAAGTGTTGCAGGAATGTTGGAAACTGACCCCTGCGCCAAACGGACTGACTTATACCACCTACCAGTTCAACTGCAATCGGGAGTGTCGGTATGAGCCGATAAGGAGAGTGGGACGCTTCTACACCGTCACAAGGGAGCAACTTGAATCCCTGTAATATTATCATTTTTCTGTTGAATTGTTGAATATGGGTATAAATACACTGACAATAAACGATATACATTCTCAACAAAATCTCAACAAGCCAAAAGAGAAGTTGAGAGACCACCGACACCCGTTTGTTGATTTTTCTTTTGGCGAGTGGTTTGTTGAGAAGATGTTGAGAGGTTACGAGGCTGTATATAAATATATTACATTGACAATTCATCAAATCAACAAATTTTCATCAACTTCAAAACCATATGTAATATGACAATCCAAGATGTAAAGCAAATCAAACTGGCAGACTATCTGCAAAGTCTGGGCTATACGCCTGTAAAGCAACAAGGCAGGAACCTGTGGTACAAATCACCGTTACGGGAAGAAACGGACGCATCGTTCAAGGTAAACACCGAGCTTGAAAAATGGTACGACTTCGGCATCGGCAAAGGCGGTAATATCATTGCATTGGCAGCGGAACTCTACCGTTCGGAAGATGTAGCCTATCTGCTGAAACGCATAGAGGAGCAGACAGCATACATCCGCCCTGCATCGTTCTCTTTTGGCAGACAGCATTCCGACAATCAGCCTTATCAGGGATTAAGGGTTGGTGAGTTGTCCTCTCCTGCTCTTATAGCCTATCTGCAAGAAAGGGGAATAAACATCGGACTTGCCAAAAGAGAATGCAGGGAGCTTCGGTTTATGAATGCCGACAAACCCTATTTTGCCATCGGCTTTCCGAACATGGCAGGAGGATATGAAGTGCGCAACAGATACTTCAAGGGATGTGTCGCCCCGAAAGACATCACTCATATCCGACAGCAGGACGGACAACGATGTATGTGTTACCTGTTCGAGGGGTTCATGGATTACCTCTCATTCCTTACCATCCGAGTAAGAAACAATCCGCAACACCCGCGATTGGACACACAGGACTATGTCATACTGAACTCCGTTTCCAATCTTGCGAAAGCGGAAAGCTTATTGGAAACCTACACCCAAATCGGCTGTTTCCTTGACAACGACACGGCTGGACGGAGCACCTGCAAGAAGCTGAAAGAGAAGTTCGGGGAACGGATGCTTGACAAGTCAATGTACTATCGTGATTATAAGGACTTGAACGACTACCTGTGCGGTAAGCCCTTGTCCCAATCGGCAGAGCCGATAAAGGAGAAGAAGCAAGTCCAATCCGCAAGGCGGATGATGCAGCCACCGAAAAAGAAAGGGGGATTTCATCTGTAATATGCACGTCCGCTCTCCCAAGGTATTTAGACAGAAATACCATAGCTCTATAGGGCGTTTTCTTCACGCATTACTCCGTAACGCTAAAAACACCCTATCGAGCCAAAGGGAAATCCCTTTGGAAACCCTGTGCAAACGAGAGCAGAAGCCAAACTCGTTTGGATTATGCCGAGTGCTGCAATGGTTCATTTGCATAATAAACCCTGTGAGCCGATGCCACAGGCAGAGAGAAGAAACATAACGATAACCGCAAAAACAGTAATGATATGGGATATTTTTCATTGGACATTAAGAAGGCAAAGGGTACATCGGACACCACGCAGTCCGACCATATAGAGAGAAAGATAATACCTAAAAACGCAGACCCGACAAGAACACATCTGAACAGGGTGCTTGTCGAATACCCTGATGGCGTTCACGGCAGGGATGAAGCGATTGCCCACAGGCTGAACACGGCAGGCATCAGACGGAAAATCACGCACGACCAAGTCCGCGTTGTCCGGGTGGTTTTGTCGGGTACGCACGAGGACATGATGAACATACAGGAAAAAGGAAAGCTCGACGAATGGTGCAACGACAGCATCCAATGGCTGCAAGCCACATTCGGCAAAGACAATGTGGTTGCCGCCCATCTGCACATGGACGAGAAGACTCCGCACATCCACGCAGCCGTTGTTCCTATCGTGACGGGTGAAAGGCGCAAAGCCAAGAAAGAACAGACGGACGGTAAGCGCAAGTACCGCAAGAAAACAAATTCCGTCCGTTTGTGTGCCGATGACCTGTTCAACCGCCAGACCCTGATTGCCTACCACGACAATTACGCAAGGGTGATGACGAAATACGGATTGCAACGTGGGGTACGGGGCTCGGAAGCACGGCACACTACCACCATGCAGTATTATCGGGACTTGAAAAAGAAAAATGAAACCCTTGAAACCGAAACCAGACTGTTACAGGAGAAGAAAGCCGAGGCGCAGGAGGAACTGAAACAGGTAAAAGCGGAAATCCGCACCGACAAGCTCAAAAGCGCAGCCACCGATACGGCAACCGCCCTTGCAAGCAGTGTGGGTTCTCTTTTCGGAAGTGGAAGAATGAAATCGTTGGAACGCAGGAACGAGGACTTGCAAGACCGCATCCTTGAACTTGAAGACGAAGCCCGACAACGGGAACGGCAACAAGCCGAACAGATACAGGAGATAAGAAACGCTTACGAGCAACAGCACCGCAAACTGTCGGAGTTTACGGATTTTGTCAGACGCTATTTCCCGTATGTGGAGAAGCTGATGCCTGTAATAAACTTCCTGCGTGACCGATTGGGGTTCAATGACGGAATAATCAGAAGACTGTGCGAGTTCAAGGAGGTCGGGATAAAAGGCGAACTCTATTCTTCCGAATTTAACCGAAGTTTTGATACCCGACACTCCGTCTGTTCCATCAGACAGGACGAAAACGGTAGATTCGATTTCAAGATAGACGGGGTTTCACACGTGAACTGGTTCAGAAAGAAAATGAATGAGTTTAGAGAAGCTATCGGAATACCGAAACCAAGACAGAATAGGAGTATGAAACTGTAAATCAAAAAAATCCGTGATGTTTGAATGGCAGATCACGGATTTTTCTTACCTTTGTATCGGATTGAGGTAACTCTTTCCAAAACATATTAGATAAGAAAGAAGCGTTATGCGCATCAAGTATTTGGAAACGTAGGAAATTTTCAAATTGCATACTCAGATGGCATAGTGGTTCTCACGCTATAGCGTGGGCTGCTATTACTACATCTGTATGCAAGGTTTCCTACGACCTCCAAATAAAGACGTGGCTGTGCAGTTCACGCTTTATATATTTATAAGTAAGAATTATGGATTCAGAAAAAAAATGGGGTTGTATTGGATATGCCCTACTAGCACTTATAACTTGGGGACTTACTCAAGGTTTTAAAGTCGTATGCATAATTATAGGAATTTTAATAGCCATTCTTATAGCTTTTATATTTATATCAAATTTATCAACCAAGCGTTTAATAAAGAAATTTAAGCATCAAAAAGATATATATCCTAATGCATACTCTTTCTTTCGAAAAGAATTACGAATATTCCAGTCTGAAAACAATCTTACAAAACAAGATATAAATAAATTCCTCTCATTTCCTAAAGTTGAATGGGAAAAGAGAGAAAAGCTCGAATTGGAAAGAATACAACGAGAAAAGCAGGTATCAACTGAATATAATATGATTAAAGCCAACTATTCAGATGGACTTACTTGTTGGCAAAAAGAACATCCTTCTGCAAACAAATCAATAATAATAAGTAATATTACGGAAATAATAGATTTCGATAGGCGGCAAAAAGAGTTTTTAAGTACCGAAGAATGGGAAAAGGCACAAATAGCTTTTAGTAAGTTATGTCGTAGCAAAAAATCTACAACGCCACATTCTGGTTGCTATTTTTATAACATGAATTTTCAAAAAACCGACTATAAAGGAAATATCATACAAGGAGAATATCGCATATGGCAATTCTTTTTTTCAAGTTTTTGCACTGCAACCGATTTAGATTACACTCATTTTAAACAGACGCAAGAGAATAACATTAATATAGATAAATATAAGGAGGGAAAAATAAATACCCCTTCTTATATCAACATAGAGATTAGTAACTTTATAAAATCATTGGGTGTCCCTGTGCAAGTAATCGCATATGGGGCTGAATTCGATGAAAATCTTCAAGTTCAGTTTTTAACTCTTGATTTGGCTGTACTTGGATTTCAATCATGTGCTCTCCATCATATAGATGAATTATCTTCAAACTATGTTGTTATTATTGATGGAGTAACAACACAAGACTTGTTTGTAAAAAGATGCGAATCTGTAATACAGAAATTTAAGCATCAAAAGCCCTGTATTGTTTATATTTCTTTAATGAAAGAGTTTTCTCGGGAAGAGATGCAAAAACTCATTGATAAAAAGAACATAGAAGTGCAGCAACAAAAACAAATAAAAGATGAAATCAATTCTATTTCTAATGCATTAAAGTCTGCTGATATTGAGACGGCAAAAGAAAAAGTCAAGAAGGTTAAAGATTTTGCTTTGTCTAAAAGCGTAGATAAAGAATTGATAGATGTCATTTGCAAAACAGAGAAAAAAATAGAAAGTGATTATGCTGTTGGAGTGGTTGATGATTTTGATGTTCAATATGTTGATTATTTGATGCCATCAGTTGTCCAAGATAAGAGTAACTGGAAATATCCAGTAACTAAATATCCTGAAGATGGCTGTATTGTTTTTCCATACAGAAGAAAAGCTATAGCAAGAAGAGGGTTCAGTGAAGCTAAATTCCAAAATTATCTACAAGATACTTTCAGGGGATGTGATTTACTTATACTCGGTGATTGCAATATACTTCCTGTAGAAGATAACAGGCCTTTTGAACCAGATATAGCGATTATATGCAAAAAGCACCCATCTATAAGAATAGACATTGAAATAGACGAACCATATGCTGCATTTACACGAAAACCTATACATTATATAGGATGTGGAGATGATTTTCGTGATGCACTTCTGAATAATATCGGATGGATTGTTATTCGTTTTACTGAATATCAAGTTTTTTCCAATCCTAAGGGATGTGCGGCTTTTATAGCACAAGTTCTTCATTATATACAACCCTCTATGGTTTTACCAATCGATTTTCTCTCATGTTCTACTCCAAAGGAAATTGAACGATGGACAGAAATCGAAGCCAAAGTTATGGCAAGTGAAAATACTCGCGAGAAATACTTGAACCATGAATTTGGTATTGTTGACAATGAGAAACTTGAAATTGCAGACATAACACAAACGGAAAAAGAAAGGGTTTGTGCCAAGAGAATGAAACCATTGGTGTTTTCTTCAAATAGAAAAGTAAACTATAAAATAGGAGAACCTGTTTTTTGCGAAAAAGACGTTCATATTCAATTCTATCCACAAGAACATATTTATCTATATGATGGACAGGAACAATTTATTCCTGTCAGCAGTGTGATATCTTGTTTCTTTAAGCCATTTGATTCATACTATTGGTCAGAATATAAAGCTAATCAACGAAATATATCACAAGGACAGATTCTTGAAGAATGGGATTCAAAAGGTGCGTGTTCACGTGATGTCGGAACTTTTATGCACCAACAAATAGAAAACTATTATAAGGGACTTCCATATCAACAAGAATTCTCTTTCAAATATGACGGAAAATATGTTCACATAGAAGAACAAATTTCTCTTGAACTTGAATATATGCAATTCATAGAGTTTCTCGAAAACCACAAATTTAAACCGTTTAGAACAGAATGGGCTATATATGATGACGAACTAAAAATTGCTGGTACAATAGATATGATACATAAACGTGGAGATGTTTTTGACATATATGATTGGAAACGTAGTCATCGCATTGTCGATTTTTGGGGTAAACCGATTGCGGTAAACAACTATGGCGAGAAAGGGTTAGGTGAACTCAATCAAATTGAGGATACGCCATATTGGCATTATTGTATTCAACAGAACCTATATCGCTATATTCTCGAAAGAAATTATGACATAATTATCGAAAAGATGTATCTTGTGGTTTTCTGTGATGATACAAATGAATACAGAAAATTGGAAGTGCCACGTATGGATGAAGTCATAATTTCTATAGTAAAATCCTGTAAGAACGGGACTGTTAAGAAGCGGTTGATAACATTACAGGGAGAAAATCTATCATAACATTGATAATTAAGTTTTTTGTATGGAAGATAATTATTACATCAAAACTCTCCTTGAGAAAATTGAGTCTGCTGACCCAAAATCGTTCAGTCAATTTGCACATGAACATCCCATTTGTTTTCAAGAGAAAAAGGGCAATTGGCTCTTTCCTATGATGTTTGATTTTTATGTGAATAAAATACACAATGAGTATATCATATCTTTACTTAAAGAGTTGGGACTGTATCTACACAATAAATGTAAGAATTATGAAATGTCTGAAATTACTATGATTGATAGAAGTTTGTGCATAGATGATTCGTTTGTGGATAATTATGTCCTCAAAGTTCAAAATGCACAAAATGACAAGCCTAAATTCAAAGATTTAAATTCTCCTTGGCGTACAAGGGGAATTTCATTAGCATTATATGAAATTCCTACTTTTGTATTAAATTCTATCATATTTGAATTTAAAGATACAGAGCATCCATATATACTTGCTGATATAGCAGGTATGTATATGTATGGGCAAAAGTTCGAAGAAGGGCTAAATTATCTTTATCGAAGTATAAATCAACTTGCAATGTTCCCGAATCGATATTGGAATAGTGATTATGGATTAGCTGGGGCAGCAAATACTTTTAGATTATTACTATTGATGTGCCCTAAAAACCATATGGAACTATATAGAAAGATTTATTCATATGATTATCTATATTTGACAAAATTAGCCTGTACAACAAATGATGAAATCTTTCAACAGGAAGCTTATGTAAATAGGGCATCTATTGCTATGCAAGGTATATAATTCCAATAAATATCAATCCTGACTTGTTGTACATTTCTGATATGTACTATGCGCATTATTGTAATGAATTAGCAACCCAAATATCAATATCTTCGGGATGGAAGTATAATATGAAATCACTTACCTATTATCAACACGCATCTATTAAACCTAATGATACGGGAGGATATGTTGATATTGAAGAAAAAACATATAATGAAATTGTATCAGCAAAACACGAGCAGGCAAAATCAATAGCTTTGTTGTTTTATACAGGAATCTGTGCGGAGGATGGCAAATTAACAAGTCGTAATATTGAATCTTTATTTAAGATATTACAATATGAATGTAGGTACAATTACAAAGAAACAAGAAAAAGAGTGTTAAACTTTAAATCATACAAATAACATGGATTTTTTTGAATTTTTATTCGGTAAAAAGGAAGATAAAAATGTGAGTTCACAATCATCTTCAAGTGTAAACAATTGTAAGTCTGAATCTACGATAAAGTCAGTTCTGCAATCAGAAGCTCCATCTATGGACCCTATAGAACAATATGTAAAGGAAAGTGTAACAGACCTGAAAAAACACATGCCTCTTAATACAAAAGACCTTGAAGCAGAAGCTATTTATCTTGCAGCATATCTTTATCTGAAAGGTTCTTATCAGATTGACTTTGAATTAGATTACTTCTCGGAAGGTCTTATTGATAAGATCCCATCAAGAAACTTCAATGTTGCTGATAAGGTGTTTTCATACATGGTAAAATATGGAGAAGGACACTATGGAGTAGAAGAACGGGATTATGGTATTAATGGTTATAAAATGAATATTCAAATGTGTTCTGATTATGGTAGTTATGTGAAGAGCTATTTTATAAGAGCACATAAAATCGGTTCAGGGCAAGATTATAATCACTTTAGTTCACCAAGAAACTGTTTATGGAGAAATGGAGAAAAAACTATAGATAGTCCAACCCAACGAGACATCTACTACAAATTTAGCAAGGGCACGTTTGAATTTATGATACCACCATACAATCCTCTTGTTGTAGGACGTGTAACAAAACAAGATGAATCAACTCTACGTTGTGAATCAAATGATGGAAGAAGAACATTTGTTTTCCACTTTAATGGCGCATTAAAGCCAAGTTGTTTGGATTATATAGAGATGTATCGAAATGATAAGGGAGATATGGTTTCTTATCACAAAGAATAGCCTTTAAAACATTTTTTCTATATCAAAAGAAATTAGACAAATATTCAAGTGCTGTACTATCTAAGGGACATAATAAATAGTACAGTGCTTTTTATATATAAGTAAAATTCGTATCTTTGCAACAAAATAAGAGTTCCTTGTAAGCAATTCAAGGTAGAACGCAGCAGATTGCACAGTTGCCAAGTCATTACCTCAAAAATGGGTAATTCTCCCAAAGTCCTTTGTATAAGGCACTAACGAAAGTTTTCCAGAATTACGGAAAAAATCAATCAAGTAGTTCCAGAGAATGAACAGGTTGAAGCTCAAGTGGATTTTGATTGGTCGAAATTAATATCTACATCATTCCGCTGTAAAAAAGATGGGGCCAATATTCCCTTAACATCCAGAGGGGATGGTTTTAGACGGATTACAATGATGTCTTATTTTGAGATGTTAGCCGAAGAAAAACACTCTGAGCGGGATATGATATTTGGGTTTGAAGAACCTGAAACTTTTTTACATCCCGAAACACAGCACCAACTATATTTCAAATTGATTGGGATGAAAGATAACGGCTACCAAATATTGGTAACGACACATTCCCCTAATATTGTAGCTGAAAGTAATATTGAGGAAATTATTTTCATTCAGCGAGTAGAAGATAATTATGTTGTTAGACAAATTCCTCATATAGACATTGCCCAAATCATAAATGAGTTAGGCATTAAACACAATAGTGCTCTTTTAAAAGTATTTGAAGGAGCCAAAGGGCTATTTCTACTTGAAGGTATAGATGATGTTATCGCATTCAATACCATTGCTCGTGAATATAAGGCTCATAACGCGATTAATTCAACGTTTGAGGAATTAGGGGTTCTTTTGATACCTATTGGAGGTTGTGGGGCTATTAAGCATTGGGCTGATTTGCAGATTATCCGAAAACTTAATAAACCATATTATATTTTGTTGGATTCTGATAAAGAAAGTGCAGAAATGGATTCGCCCAATTTAAGGAAATTGAGAGAATTGGGATATGATGAGAGTAATAGTGGGGTAACAGCAAGACGTGAAATAGAGTGTTACATACATCCTGACTATTTTAGGAGACTAACTACACCAATAGAAATAGAATTCGGAGAATGGGATGATGTGAAAAATATTTGTAAAAACCATAGGTTTCATATTCCTTTAGGAGGACTAAAGGTCTGTGCAAAACATTTTCGCAACTTAACATATGAAGATTTAAGAAAAACATTTTGTCCGGATGGAGAGCATGATGAATTCCTTGAAATATACCAGAAAATCTGTGATATGTGCAATAGTTAAATTATTTTTCTGTGTGTTATATCTTAAAAAGCATAGCTTATGTTAGTGCGTCGAGATAACGATATTGTCACAATTAAAAGCTTGGAAAATCCGTCAACTGTGGATGAATTTATTTATGTCATACGAGATGGATGCTATAATCGTGGATATAATTCAATTATCTTACAGTTTAAAAACTGTAAAGCACGTTTCCCTAATGTAGTAGCCCCTTATTACTGGGATTATTGATACTTTAATGGAGCAAGGTTATGAATTTAAAGTTAAGGGTTTATATCCAAGAAATATTGCTCAAAATATCTTAAATCCATTAGAAATAACTGAGGCTAACCTATCAAATTATCCCGTTTTTAATTATGTGTGGAAATTTAGTTCAGAGCATTTATATAAATTGCAAAGGAAGATTATTACCGAACTAAGTAAAGAAGAGCACTTTGGAAAAGATGTAATAGAAACTCTCGATTATGTATTAGGAGAAGTGATGGATAATGTTCTTATCCACTCAAACAATGAATTTGGTTATTTCATGGGGCAAGTTCATAGGTCACGACATTATATTGCTTTTACAATATTTGATTCAGGGCAGGGTATATATAATTCGTTTAAGGGATCGTCTCATCGGCCTAATAGTGAATTGGATGCTATTACGTTAGCATTAAGAGAGGGTATTACGAGTGGCGCAGGAAAGGGCAATGGCTTATTTGGATTACATTCTGTCGTGAAATTGGCAAACGGAATAATGAATGTAACATCTGGACAGGCAAGCTATCAATATCTTAATGGTGATGAATTGTGTTTGCAAAATAAACAATATCTTTCATCTGAACATAAATCTACAATAATAGATTTTCAATTAGACTATACTCTTGAACATAATCTTGGAGATGCTCTTGTTTTTAATGGAGTAAAAGTGGATTTGGTAAATCTCAGATTGGAAGAGATGTCTGACGATAATGATGTTTATATTTATAAAATAGATGAAGAATCAGAGGGAACAGGAACCCGACCAGCAGCAAGGAAGGTGTTTAATGATATTATGAACATTTTGGAAACGAAGCCACAAAAGATTGTAATTGATTTTGAGCGAACAAATATAATTTCGTCATCATATGCAGATGAATTGATTGCCCGTCTCTTTGTTACGCTTGGTTTATTTCAATTTATGCATCTGATAGCCTTAAAAAATCTCGATTATTCAAAACAAGTAATTATTCAACGAGCAATATATCAACGAGTCCAAGATATTAGTTTTACGAAAAATATTGGGGATGATTCAGAAAAATAATATTCTATTTCATCGTAGCTTTTGTTACTATTTTGTTACTCAATGCTGTGTGATAATAGTATAATATATTGATAATCAATATTGTATATTTTCCAATATATAATTTGTGGCAGAACTTCGTGAACTCGTATCAGATTTACCGCCATGACCGGCGGGAAGAGCAGGCCTAACCGGGAACTCGGGCCCGGGAGGATACGTATGGATTTTATCG